GAGCGGCGACGGTGACGAGGGAGACAACTCCCTTGGTGACGCCGGTAAGAAGGCTCTCAGTGAGGAGCGTGCGGCCCGTAAGGCTGCCGAGAAGGAAGCCACTGAGGCCAAGGCTGAGGCCAATCGGCTACGGCGTGCGAATGCGGCCACCAAGGGCACTGACCTTGAGGCGATTCGTGATGAGATTCGCGCTGAGTTCAACTCGGAGCGACTTAAGGACAAGATTGCGCTTGCTTCTGCGGGCCGTTTGGCGGACCCGTCGGACGCTTCACGCTTCCTTGACCTTGACTCCCTTTCGGCTGACAAGCCGGATGACATCAAGGCTGCCCTAGACAAGCTTCTGACTGAGCGCCCGTACCTTGCGGCTAAGGATGCCGAGAAGGGTTGGGGCGACGTTGGCGGGGCGCAGCGTAAGGCTGTTGAGCCTGAGCCTGCCTCTCCGCTTGACCGGCTACGGCGTAGCTACGGCAGCAAGTAACCGCAACTACTGAATTCAGTAGCTGCCGCCCTCTTATTGATTGGATTACCCATGGCTCTAACTCTGCCTGAGGCTGCAAAGCTCTCGGAGAACGACCTACAGCGGGGCGTCATTGAGACGTTCGTGCAGGAGTCGCCCGTTCTTGACCGCATTCCGTTCCTCACCATTGAGGGTAACGCGTACGCCTACAACGAGGAGGCGACGCTACCGGGTGTCGCGTTCCGTTCTGTGAACGAGTCCTACACTGAGTCGACCGGTACGGTTAACCAGAAGTCGGAAAGCCTCGTGATTCTCGGTGGCTACGCTGACGTTGACCGTTTCATCGTCCAGACTCGCGGCAACCTGAATGATCAGCGTGCTGTTCAGACGCGCATGAAGGTTAAGGCTGCCTCTTACAAGTTCCAGGACACGTTTTTCAACGGTGACACTGCCGTTGACGCCAAGTCCTTTGACGGCCTCAAGAAGCGTCTGACCGGTTCTCAGGTCCTGAGCACGGGTACTAACGGTGCTCCGATTGTGGGTAACGGTGGCTCTGACGCTTACGCCTTCTTTGACCAGCTTGACGCGCTCGTTGCGCAGGTTCCCGGCCTGAACGGTGCGAACGGTGCTCTCTACGCCAACGCGTCTGTCATTGCGAAGATTCTTTCTGCGGGTCGGCGTCTTGGTGGCGTCGAAATGGTCCGCGAGGATCTGACCGGCAAGCGTGTTGTCACTTGGAACGGCATTCCGGTTCTTGACCCGGGTCAGACGGTTGCCGGTGCTGACATTCTCACCAAGACCGAGACGCAGGGTACGGCTACCAACGCGTCGTCCATTTACGCGGTCAAGTTTGGTGCGGACGAGGGTGACCGAGCGGTTACGGCACTGACCAACGGTGGCGTTCACGTTGAGGACTTTGGCCTACTTCAGTCGGCCCCGGTCTACCGCACGTTCATTGAGTTCTTCACCGGTCTCGCCGTGTTCGGCGGTAAGGGTGCTGCGCGCCTGACCGGTGTCCTAGCTGCGTAAGGAGAGTGGTTATGCCGCCCGCCCGTAAGAAGGCTGTTGCGGCTCCCGCTCTTGAATGCGGCAAGGCTGACGCTTGTGGTTCCTCGTCTCGGGTTGAGAGCTTCAATGCTTCTCGCCCGGACGGGGAGCCGGTCAAGGTCACTCGCTGCATTGAGTGCGGCAGTCACAAGGTAGAGAACGACTCCTAGGGGGCAGGATGCCGGAACTTCCCGCGCTAGCCACCCCTGAGGAGCTAGCCGCTTGGATGCAAACCGATGTGGGCTCGCTTCCGGCGTCCGCCTCGCTCGTGCTGGACACGGCCTCAGCGATTGTGCGAGGAGAGGCACGGCAGCATTTCACGCGTCGTACAACGACCGTGGTCATGTACCCGGAGACCTACAGGGCTTGGGCCGGTCCGGTCCGTTGCTTTGTGGACTTGCCGCAGCGTCCCGTTATCAGCGTGGCGTCTGTGGTGGACGAGGACGGTAACCCCGTCCCGTTCAAGCTCAAGCGAAACACACTGACCCTTGAGAGGGTCTGTGAGGCTGTCTCCGTGACGTTCACGCACGGGTACGCGGAAACCCCCGGGGACGTTAAGGCGGTCGTTCTAAGCGCTGCCTCACGCGTTCTGAACAACCCCTCAGACATTCGCCAAGAGGCCGTAGGCAGTCTGTCGGTTACGTATGCCGCTGAGACGATTGGCGCGAGCCTCGCTCAGGCTGACAAGGATCTACTTGCGCGTTACCGGCGTCGGGCAGCGTCTGTCAGGTGGGGCTAATGAGCCTGCTTACCGCTGACGCTGCCACGGTGCTACGGGCCCCGTACGTCACGGACAAGTACGGCAACACGACTACTCAGCGGGATTGGGCTAATGCTGTCCGGTCTCCGCTGAGTGGCGTGTCCTTTCAGCCGGACGCGTCCACTGAGGCGACGGGGGACCGGGGCTCAGTGGTCACCGGCTATCGGTTGATCACTCGTCGGGGCATGGACGCTGACATTTTGCCGACTGACCGGGTTGAGGTCTACGGCATGACCCTTGAGGTTGACGGCGAGATTGGCCGTTACCGCACGGGGGGTCGGGTCCATCACGTTGAGGTACGGCTTAAGAGGGTGTCCGGATGAGCAACGTTCGAATCACTTACAACTTTGATTTCATTCGGTCACTGCCCAACAACATCAAGACTGCTCACGTTGTGCTGAACGAGGCCAACCGTATGAAGAGCGGCATTGAGGGGGAGGGTGGTGAGGCTCGCGTTGATTCTCAGTTTGGCGGGTCCCGATTCCGTGCGGCTGTCATTGCCGGGTACGAGGATGGGGCTCACGCTGAGAACACGCGTAGGCAGCTTCTGAGGAACCTTGGGAGCGCGGATGGCTAAGCCGGTGGTGTTCTTCCCGGATGCCGTTCTAGTGGCTATCCAGTACCTACGGGGCGCCCTTGGTGGCGTCCCTGTCTATTCCCGCGTGCCTGAGTCTCGTCCGGCCGAATTCATTCGGATTGAGCGCTTGGGCGGTCTGCGGAATTCCATTGTGACCGACCGGCCCCGTATCGACATTGAGTGTTGGTCGGACAGCGAGGAAAGCGCGGAAGCCCTGATGAGTCGGGCTCGCGCTTACGCGCTCGCTATGGCCGGTAAGCGTGGCGATACGACCGTTTACAACGTCTCTGAGGTTACGGGCCCTCAGTGGCTTCCTGATCAGACCTCCGGGCAAGCCCGTTATGTGTTCGCTGTTGAGTTCTCGACACGCGCTCTGCCCGGTTCCCTCTAACGATTGGATGGTGTGCCGTGGCCGGTGACATCAACAACCCCCGCCTATGGGAGGGTGCTGACCTTTGGACGGCTCCCGTTGGCACTGCCCTACCTGCGACGCTTGACGTTGCTATGTCGACCGTGGCGGATTGGAAGGCTGTCGGTCTTCTGTCTGAGGACGGCGCTAGCGAGGCTCGCGACGAGGACACGAGCGACTTTTACGCATGGGGCGGGAAGCTGATTCGTACTCAGCGTTCCAAGCACAAGCGAAGCATTTCGGTTACGTGCCTTGAAGACAACCTAGTTGTGTTCGGCCTCGTCAACCCTGGTAGCACGGTCACGACGACTGCCGGTGTGAACACTCGCACTATCAAGATTCCCAAGAGCGAGAAGCGTGCGTTCACGCTTGAGCTGACGGACGGCGACGTTACCAAGCGTCGGCACATCCCGACCGGTGAGATTACGGAAGTTGGTGAGGTCACCCTTTCGGAGTCGGACCTACAGGCTTTCGAGCTAACCATCACGCTCTACCCGTCGGCTGACGACGTGCTTTACGTCGACTACGACAACGACCCTCAGACGGCTGTCCCTGAGACTCCGTAACACCACTTACTGAATTCAGTACCTGACTACCCCCGAATAGGAGCGTTCCCGTGCCCACGAAGAACGACGTTACCGGTAAGCCTTTCTCCGTCGAGTTCAACGGCGACACGTACGAGGTTTCCCCCGCTGAGGATTGGGACCTTGATGTACTTGAGGCCATTGACGAGAACAAGCTAACCCTTGCGCTCAAGGCGCTGCTTGGTGACGAGCAGTACGCCACTTTCCGCGCTACCAACAAGAAGGTCAAGGATCTTGGCGCTTTCTTTGAGGTAGCCGGTAAGCAGGTTGGCGCGGGAAACTCCTAAGCCTCCTCGCGTTCCTGCGGGAACACGGGGACGCTGTTGAGGCTGATCTAGCCTTTCGGGGTATTGACCTACTCGACATGTGGCGGGGGACTCTGAGCCCCCGCCGCGTGGACGTTCTTATACGCGGGCTACCGCCCGATTCTGCGACTCGCCAAGCGATGAACGGTGAGCCGCTTTGGTCGCGTACTGATTTCATCCTCGCTGACCTTGTGGACTCTACGAACTCTGTTCAGTGGACGATTGCCAACAAGGATCAAGAGCGCCGTAACCGGCAGCCTACGCCGGAACCTTATCCGCGCCCGGGATTGAAGAAGACCACCAAGAAGGAAATCACTGCGGCTGATCTGCTCGCGTTCCGTGAACGTACGAAAGGGGCCTAATGCCTGCGCCTGAAATCGCAGTTGCGTATGTCTCCATTGTTCCGGAGATTCAAGGGTTCGCCCGTGATCTGCGCGCACAGATCGTTGGTCCGGCGGCTGACGCTGGTGACCAAGCGGGTGAGGCTGCCGGTGGTGGGCTCAAGGACAAGCTCAAGGCGGGTGCTGCGGCGGCTGGAATTGCGGCCGGTGCAGTGCTCGTCAAGGGCATTGCTGACGCCATTGAGCAGGCGAACATTACCAAGAAGCTACAGGCTCAGCTTGGGGCTTCCGGTAAGGACGCTGCTCGGTACGGCAAGGTTGCCGGATCCCTTTACGCCAAGGGTGTTACCGAGAACTTTGAGCAAGGCGCGGAAGCTATCCGCGCGGTGGTGAACGGTGGCCTCGTAAAGCCGGACGCCACGAACAAGCAGCTAGAGAGCATCGCTAGCAAGATGAGCGATGTTGCTACCACGTTCGGTACCGATATGGGCATGCAGACTCAGGCAGTCAGCGCGCTCATGAAGAACGGCCTAGCGAAGAATGCCGGTGAGGCGCTGGACGTCATCACGACCGGTATGCAGAAGCTAGGACCGAATGCGGATGACCTACTAGACACGTTCCAGGAATACCCGGTTCAGCTCAAGAAGCTTGGCCTTGATTCCAAGACGGCTATGGGTCTCTTCTCTCAGGGTCTCAAGGGTGGTGCCCGTGATACGGACATCATCGCTGACGCCATGAAGGAATTCTCTATCCGCTCCATTGATATGAGCACCACGTCACGCGACGC